AGATTTACCACCTGTTGTGCTAAAAAAGCACGCTAAAAGCACAAAAAAAATACATGCGTTAAGCGTTTAAAAAAAACAAAAGGATGTTAAGGTTCTCTACTTTGCGAAATTGCGCACACTTGCATACCTTTGCCGGCCATGGATAGTCAAAAACAATTACCGATAGTCAATCTGCCAGAGGAGCCAAGTGCTGAGGCGTGCGTTATTGGTGCATGCCTACTCGAAGGAACTGCCTTTTCTCGCATTAGCGGCGTGGTTACAGCCGATATGTTTAGTGAGGCCAAGTACCAGCACGTTTGGCGGGCAATGGCTGAACTAAACGACGAGCTTGTGCCTATTGATAAGCTAACGGTTATGGATCAGCTGCGCAAAAACGGCAACTTGGCAGCCGCCGGTGGCCCTTATGTTATCGCCAAATCGACGAGCGTTATAGCTAGTAGCGCGAACCTTGAGCACCACGCTTACATACTTGCCCAGCAGTGGATAGGCAGGGAGACCACGCGTATGTGTTCAGCGGTAGTCTCCTATCAGGATAGGTACGACCCCATTCACTTGTTGATGGGGATGCACGCGAAGATAAACGACTTGCTACAGGTAGCTACACGTAATAGCCAGATGAACCTGGCCGATCAGCTAAACAGCGCGGTGGACGTGGTGCAGCGCATTGCCTCAGGCAAGGAGGCCGGTATACCGATTGACCTGTACAGCCTTCAGCGCATAACCAATGGCTTATTTGCGGGGGAGCTTACGGTTGTGGGCGCACGCCCAGGGCACGGCAAAACGGCATTTGCGCTAAGCCTTGCCGTAGGGTTGCTGAAGCGGGGGATATCGGTCTACTTTGCCAGCGCGGAAATGGCTAGCGAGGCTATCCTAATGCGTGTGTTGGCCAATGTAGGCAGCATACGCATGGGCTCTATTCGCGGGCAAGCGATGGCCGACTCCGATTGGCAGGCGTTGGATGCAGCGCGGGCTACTATCTTCAGCTGGCCGCTATTGCTGGACGACGCGGCACCTATGGACATTACCCGCTTATGTCAGCGCGTGCGTGCGCACAAGCGCAAACATGGCTTGCAGGTGCTGATAGTTGACTACCTTCAGCTGATAGCCGAGCCATCTAACGATAGGCGGGTGGCGGTAGGTAACGTTAGCCGCAAACTAAAGATATTGGCGAAGGAGCTAAAGTTGCCAATCGTTGCTCTGGCGCAGGTTAGCCGGGATGTGCGGGGGAATAATATACGACCGGAGCCGCATCACCTAAAAGAATCTGGGGATATAGAGCAGGATGCAGACAACATTTGGATGCTTTACCGCCCTGATTTGCACGGCCTGCACGAATTTGAGGACGGCACCAGCACAGAGGGGGTGGTATGCCTATCCGTTGCTAAGCAACGTAACGGGGAGGTAACCTCTAAACAAGATTTACGCATGCGTTGGGAGCCTGAGTACCAGCGCATATCCGAGATGGCTAGTCTTAGGCAGAACATGCCTGAGTTTTACTATGAGTCGAAGCCGCTCAATAGCCCATTTTAGCCTAATAGGTATTCCAGTGTCGCCGCCAGTAGCCTCTCGAAGTTGGATCGGCGCGTTGCCCAGTGGTAGCACGCCCGCCAACGCTAAAGAAACGGACGTTGCCGGTGCCTCTTTCGGGCCTGCCATGCCAGCGTTCCAGCCGGCAATCGTCATACATTAACTGCCAGTAGTTGGTATGGTGCCATAATGGATAACGGTTGCTGTTGTCTGCCAGCCAGTCTTCAAAAATAGCCCGCTCAGTATCTATGTTTGCCCCGATTGCATCCAGTACGGTCTTATAGCCGGATAGCTCCCTAGTTACCCCGCCCGTGGTTAATGCCACTACGCCCGTATCGCGTATCTGGTTAGCCCTAAACGGCAGGTCTTTTTGCAACGTGGTATATGCTAACATTACTTTTGCCCTATCCACCAGTTCCTGATTGTCCGTTGTTAGGCCATTAGAGGCCGCCTGATCCACGATCTCTTCATACAGGTATCTACCTAGCACCACGCGTAAAAACGCGCGTTGTGCGGTATGTATGGCTGGCTCCATAGCCAGTGTGCGCACCAGGTCGCGTGCCCCAGGAACCAGTTGCTGAACTTCTTCGGAGGTTATGAGCAACGTATCGGTTATTGCTGCCATTGCTGTATCGCTAATTGGTTTATCTGCTCTTCGTTTGTGCCGCCATCCTGGTTAATTGTAGCGGTATCTACTTGCCCAGTTTCAGTTATTACCAGCTCGTCCACGCTAAAGGTTACATCCCAGCCCAGCAGGCTGTACAGCCAAACCAGATCGTCCAGCAACTCACCCCTTACAGGCTTAATAACTGTTTCAAAAAACGTGGACATAGAGGTGCTGATCGTGCTGGCATCCCCGCTCAGGCTTGGCCCCCCCGGCAGACCTATTAGGGTGAGGCTTGGCAGCTGGTGCGCGCTTACAATTTCCTGCCTTGCCTGATCCTGATACGCACTTACGTTTTTATCCGCCGGGCTATTCGTAAAAGGTACAAACTGAACGCCTTCGCTCTCGTTGTCGACAATTTGCACGAATAGTTTACCCGTATTGTCAGTGCCGTTCTGGAATTCCTCGAAAGACTTCCGGGTTCTTTCGCGTTCGGCCTCATCCATTCGGCCCACAATAGTCAAAAAGCCGCCGGGATTGAAGCTGTTTATGGTGCTTTTGTGCTTAAAATTTATCAGCTCCGCCTCCGTTTCGATGCTTAAAATGGCACTGTGGTAATCGGGGGTTGGGTAATAATGCTTTCCGGGTGCGTAGCGCATTCGGTACACTAAGTACTTGGCCTCAGGCTCGTACTGCCCATCCGGGTCAAAGGGGGCTATCCATACCGCCTCCTTTTTGGTTAGTGCCTCGTCCCGCCAGTCTGGGCTGTACACGTAGCCGTGCACCGTTTCTTTTGCCTCATTATCGTAACTAGCGCGGCGCAATAGGCTAAAGTCAACATGTTTGAATCCGGCCAGCTGGCCGGTGCTATCAGTGTATACTAGTAGCGCATACCCGCCGTACAGGTATCTATCCATTGCCAACCGCGTAAAGCACTCATGTATACCCAGATCATTGCCCACTCCGCTGCTGTAGTTGTCTACCTCGGCCTGTTGGCTAGGGTCTTTCGCCACTGCCTTTAGCTTGCTGCCCCGGGTGTACATCACCTTTTTGTCAATGATCCCCCCGTGCGTGGGGCTAGCGGCATAAAGGTCAATCAGCAGGCCCGGGTAGTCATTGTCTTCAAAGTATTGCTTTACCTGCCATTGCCCTACCTTTTGAATAGGGGTGCGCTGCTTTTTGGATATGCGCCCGCTTCTGCTAAGCGATACCTGAAATATGTTGCTCTTCGCCGTTGTCATATCTCACTTATGGTTAGCTGCACTCGCAAATCTACTGCATCTGTTACGCCGTCAATGTTAGCAATGTAAACCGTGTAAATGTCATTTATTCTAGCCTCATTGATTATGGACGTGCGTAGGTTTGTAACTATACCCGTTCCCGTTGTTTCGGCTATTACCGCGCTGCCACCTACAAGCGTGTAAGCCCCCACACCGCCCACACTTTTGTATATAGAGAGGGTTAATTCTTGCCCGTTACCGGCCGTTAGAGTTGCATTTACGTCGATCCTCAGGCGGCGTGGTCTGCTGCCTAGGTATTGGGCTCTGGGTAGCGTGGTGCTAACTATTTGGATGAGGCTCTGGCTGCCTATTGTCAGTGGGCCAGTTACCATTTCTACAGGTACCCCCGCCGTTACAATCTCGGTGGCAGTGACATTGGTGGTCTGATAAGCGAACAAGTGAGCAACAGTGTCTCCCGGTGGGTCGGTTGCCTCAAAGGCTCCGTCGTTGCTGGCAAAGTAACTAAACCTATCCTTACCTATTGAGGTGTCGACGCTGATTTTCGGGCCTGGCCCTCTAAATGCGCAGCCTACTACACGGAACCCGCCTTGTCCTGCTACACTAAAAGAATCCTCCACATTGGCTACCGTTATCATTGCAGCACTTGTGCCGCCCTGAAAAAAAACGCTACTGCTAAAAAGCAATCCCTGCTGATTATTGTACGTAGCCGGAATGATAAAACTAGCCCCTAATGCCGGCCCTTGTACATAACAGCCATCAATAATTGCGGGAAAGTAGTGGGGCCCATCTAATGTGAGTGGCGTTTCTGAGGTAACTAACGTAGGAGCAACGAAAGCACAGGTCTGTATAACTACCGATCCCCGCCGCCGCACGGTGCCCATATTGCCCGTTAGCGTGAGGTCTCGTAGGCCAAAAAAGTCAAGGCCAAAACTCCCCGTAGTTGGGCCTACATTAAAAATAGACGCTAACCCGGTAGCCTCAAACGCGCAGTTTTCAGCAGACAGAGCTCCGTTACCCGTTATTATTGCGCCGGAATCTGTCTTGATTAGTTTGCCGCCCTTCCCTTCGATAAAACAGTCTGTCCCGCTTGCAGGCAACACTAGCGTGTGCCCGTTCACGCTAACATCCCCCACTATCTGGTACACAGTGCCCGCACTAAGGGGTATATTTGCCGCGCCGGTGTAGCCGTCAAAGTCAGATACCTGGGTTACCTGAACTACGTTATATGATTGCAGCCCTTGTGTAGGCCTGCTTACAGCTTCTTCCAGCAACTGGGGGGCGTTTATGCCGGTGCTGGCTGCCGTTGCGCCGGCGGGTACGTAAATGGCTTCTAGTGCAAACCTGCCGCTAGTAGGCGCGGGGGTTGTAGGCACAAACGCGGGGGTGCCTTGCACGACAGATACCACCCCCGCTGTAGTCACCTCCAGTAGGTCTATGCGCGGGTTGCTCACATTGCCCGGTGAAAGAAACAAAGTGTTTAGGCTTGGTATCTGTCTGGTTAGCTCCTGAAACTGGAAGGTGCCAGACTGAACCGTTACGGTTAGCGCATTGGGTGCTTGCCCTATTGACACTTGGCAGCCGGATAAAACGAAGTCAGGCACGCGCGGTACCGCGTAGTCTGAGGTGGTATTATCCCCCCGGGTGGCACGAATGAAGCCGGTGCCCAGCCATTGCAGGGCTAGGTGCTGCTGCTTTTGCACCTCGGCGTTGTTTTGCAGTACATCGCAGGGTACGCTCCCTGCCACAAAATCATTTACTGGCATCGTCTTTTTGTTTAGGGTCTCTGGATGTAAGTAGCCCAAGTGCAATCGGGTACACTACAGCGGCCTCAGTCCAGGTCGTTTTGCCGGTTAGTACGCTGGCGGTTGCCGCCAATATAAGCAACAGGCCTACAACGGTGGTAAGCGGTGCCTTGGTTATATTTCGGAGATGAAAAAACATGGTTATCGGCGTGCGGTTAAAATTTGATGCAGCATAGTTTTGATCTCAGCAAGGGCAGCGTTCAGGTTTTTGATTTCAGTTCGCATTTCCGCGAATTGGGCCTCGTACTTTTGGTCTCGAATGTCGCGAATAGCATGTTCATTTTGTTCATGTGCCTCTTTCAGTTGGCGGATTTCAGCGCGGATTTCGCGAACAACAAACATGCCAATGACTACCACTGTACCCGCCCCTACTGATGTGCCCCAGTTCTCCATAAAATATATAATTGGCTCCATGTGTGTTTGGTTTAGTGCGGTTGTAGCGGTTCGGTTGCAAAGTTAAATCCAGTTATGTTATTCCCGTTGCCACTTAGGTCGGGTACGTTAATAGTAGGCAGAACGCCGGTGCGTGTGTCGAATGAATAGCGGGCTACTAGGCCAGTTGTATTTTCGGGAGACAACCCCTGTCCAGCATTATATAATGCTAAAATCTCTGTCCCGGATACCAATCTATAATACAACTGAACCTCATCTATGCGACCCGGAAAATATAGGCCAAGACCTCCCAGCCCAGGATTTCTAGCCCCAATATACATTCCATCGCCAAAAGCAGCATCTGTTATACTGGCAGTCGTTAAGTTTGCAACAGATGCAACCTGAATGCCATTTATATACCCCCTTACTAATCCAGATCGTTCACACGTTATAGCCATCATTGCCCATTGCCCTATTGGCAATGTTATTAGCGGGATAGATAAAGTGGTAATTTGTGACGCCGCTAAGTGCACCCAAACTAAAGAATTTGGAACAAACCTTCCTTCATAACCACTCGATCCAAGTTGTCCCCGGGCAAATATATCTTTGCCATTTAGGCTGGCAAGCGAAGATACCTTCATCCACCAGATAAAGCTAAAGTCATTTATTCCAATCGATGGCATAGCCGGATTGGCCACTAAATAATCATTTACCCCGTCAAGTGCAATCGCATTGCCAAAACTAAATGCGCTCACAAGCCCTTGGGCGGTTACGGTCAGGCTAAATGACTCAAAGATTAGATCGTACGCCCGCACGTACACGGTTATTGGGCTTTCAGTTTTTGTTGTGAAGCGGGTGTAGCTAGTGCCTGTGGCTACTATAGTGGCAAACGCGGGATCCAGTGCCCACTGGATTTCGATTCCAGCAGGCGGCGTATCCACCGTCCAAGTCAAATCGCCATCCTCTACCCGCTGCTGTGCCTCCAAGCCAGTCGGTGCGCTTGCCCTAGGTATATAGCAGGTGGTGCTTAGGCCGCAGAACTGCTCATATGTTAAGGCGCAAAATTCGCTGAAGTCTAAATCGCATAGGCAGCCTACAGGGGTGGTTACGTACTGCTCTATGTAGCTACTTACTACCTGCCTAAGGGGGTATCGCTGTGTGCAGGTTGCCGTTAGCACTATTCCACTTTCACCATCCTTCGCCTCAGTAGCCGCAGCCGTGGTTACCTTGCACCCGCCCTCTTCACCTACTAGCCAATAGCGACCGGCAAAGTCCGCCACAATAAATATGGCCTGTTTAGAGCGGTAAAACTGTTCAGCCTTATTGCGGCTATCAATATTCCAGCCTTGCATTTTGAACGTAAGGGTAATCGCGTAGCGGGTGCTGGGGGTGGTCTCACTCGTTTCAGTCAGAGTGGCTAAGTTCCGGTTTACCCGCACATCGCTAAACCAAACATTTTGTTGGCCGGTGTGGCCGATAACCCGTTGCCGTTGCAGGGTAATGGCGTTCACCTGAGTGAGCCAGCGGCCAAAACGATCCCGCTCGCTTACCCAAATAGCCCGAACCCCCCCAGGCCCAAAGCGCACACAGTCCAAGGGCTCCTGCGCAATGCGTAGGCCCGTGCGCTGGGTAGGCCTGAAGCTAGGCATTGCCCTGCTCTTTAGGCTTGCGTCCGCGCTTAGCAGGCTCCGGGGCTCGCTTGCTTACCACTTCTAGGCGCACTTCCAGATTGCAGGCCTCTGCTACCCGTGATATATCGGCCAAGTCGGTAGGCCTAGAGGGGTCTAGCATCTCGTGGATCGGGTTTAGCGTAAGCAGTTTAAGGCGTTTAGCTAACTCCCTATCATTTACCCCCGCCATCTCCATTAGTTGTCTAACTAGTTCCGCGCTGTTCATTCTGCAAAATACGTAAGATTTTAGTAATTTTGAATAGCAATGGAGCCGGTCATTCACGCCACTGTATACCTGAGCAACGATCCAACGCTAGCGGTGGCTGAAAAGCCCGCCAGCATGTACGAAGCATATGTACAGTTAGAAAGTGCGCGGCGCATTAGTGCGCTTATGCAGCAGGGCTGGGTGCAATTCTTCTTTATTAAAAAGACAACCGGGCAAGAAACGTCCATAATCGGCACTACTAACCCCGAACTCTACCGCTATACCTTCAAAGGGCCAAAATCAAGGCGCATTGCCGGCCTTCAGCGGTTCGTTGCATTTAATCGTAAAGGCCGGGCCGCTTGGCGGTCGTTTTACAGGGCAATGGCTACAAACATTGTAGAGCCAGATAAACGCCAAGCGGGCGGACGTGAGGGTAAAAACGTGCGCGTAAATGTAGACACGAACACAAAACAAACAATCAACTGGGATTTTAAAAAACACCAAGAAATATGAGCAACCTGTATCTGATTGCCGGGCACGATCTACAGCGCGACCCCGGGGCACTGGCCTACGACCTCACAACCGAGGCTAGCCTAACCGCCGTATTGCGTGATGACATAGCGCGTGTGCTAGCTAACCCAAACGTCCATCGGCACAATGGTACCGTTATGGCCGATAACGATAGCCATAGCCTGCTGCAAACAATCCAAGCGGTGAACGCGACTGCAAAGGCAAAGGACTACCTGCTGGATATACACTTTAATTACAACGCGGCAAAAGCTAGCGGAACTGAAGTCTTCTACGCCGCATCCACCAACCCGGCAAACATAGCCCGTGCCGGGGTGTTATCCGCAAAAGTAGCGGATGCAATGGGTATATCTAACCGAGGGGCCAAGCCTGATACCCTCACCCAGCATGGGCGACTTGGCATTTTGCGGGATACAATTCCTCAGGCCTTGCTGCTGGAAGTGTGCTTTTTGAACGCAAAAGACTTGACCGCGTACCGCAACTGGCGAGGAAAGGTTGTTGCAGCTATAGCCGCGTTTTATAGGCCTTTTCTTGCGCCGAATGTATAGGGTTGGGTGTATATGCTTAGCCCTGCTTATCGGGGCGTGTAGCCCCTGTAAACGCGCACAACGGGTATTGGCGCGGTGCCCAAACGCGGAGGCTGATACCCACTATGTGCAGCGGGTGGATACCCACTATGTGGCGTATCAGCGCACAGATACACTCATCCATGAGCACCTTTTATGGGATACGGTGCGGATCGATAGTGGGCGGGTGCGGGTACGCATAGTGAAGCGGGATAGCCTGTTGTACGTGCGGGCCGAATGCCTGCCAGATACGGTGTATATAGAGGGGAAAGATAGGGTGGTTACCTTGACAAAACAAGCTCCGCCATTCCACGTGCCTGTTTGGGTGTGGATAGTAGCGGGGCTGGCTGGCATACTATTGCTTTTGCGCTTAGTGCGTTAGGCATATTTTAAGAACGTCCGCTACCCAGCGTGCCTCTTCTAGCCGGGTAGCGCATTTACAATGGGATGGCACGTTAGTAAGGCTAGCCTTCAACCCACAACCGTTCAATAATGGGCTATACTAACTGTTGCTTATAAGCCAAGTAGGTTTCCGCATTTTCAAACCACTGCCCGCCCAGTTCGATGACATCCGCTTTCTGGGCTTCGGTCATTTCGGGCTCCTCCAGCTCCAGCACGTTAGGGATGCCAAGTCCGTTGCTATCCAGCAGGTCGGGGGCAAATCCAGCTAAGTACTGCGGAATACGCACAATGTAGCCGTTATGGTTTGGCAACTCAGTTGCTCGGTCGAGAGGAATAAAAGCGTACATATTAATAAGGGATAAATTGCTTTTTAATGCGCGACAAGCGGGTTTGAAGCGATATTAAAACCGGTAAGGGTATTGCCGTTGCCGCTTTGGTCGGCAATGGTTGGGCTAGGATAAGCGGTTGAGGCCAGCGCGTCAAAGCTGTAGCGCACGCGCAAGCCTGCTAGTAGGCTCCCCCAAGGCTTCATGCCTAGGCCAAACTTGTACATTTCCGTTATTTCTGCTGACGTAAGGCCACGGTTGTAGTGCGTATACTCATTTAACTGCCCGTTTAACACCGCAATAGGCGTAAAGGAAACGTTACCGCCCAATAAGAGGGGCTGGGTAGTGGCCATCGACATAACTAGCGGCACATCCGGTCGAAGCTTTCCTCCGTTAACGTACAGACTTAGTACACCAGCCGCACGACTTATCGTTAGCATATTCCACTGATTAGATGTTATCGGCGGGCCACCTATATTTATGGCAGAAAAGGTGTTGGAAGAATCAGCAAAAATAAAGCTTAGACCCGCGTTATCATTAAAAGTAGTATCTAGGCTGCCGTCGGCATTCAAGCGGGCAATGCGGTTCGCGCTTACGCCGTTGTACGTGGTAAAAGAGCCGGCTATCAAAACCTTCCCATCTGTCTGAATCGACACATCAATAACGCTGCCGTTTGCCCCTGTGCCTATGTTAAAGGTAGTATCTAGGCTGCCGTTTGCATTCAAGCGGGCAATGCGGTTCGCGCTTACGCCGTTGTACGTGGTAAAAGAGCCAGCTATCAAAACCTTCCCATCTGTCTGAATCGACACATCAAAAACGCTGTTGTTTGCCCCTGTGCCTATGTTAAAGGTAGTATCTAGGCTGCCGTTTGCATTCAAGCGGGCAATGCGATTCGCGCTTACGCCGTTGTATGTAGAAAAGTCCCCCGCTATCAAAACCTTCCCATCTGTCTGAATCGACACATCAAAAACGCTGCCGTTTGTCCCTGTGCCTATGTTAAAGGTAGTATCTAGGCTGCCGTCGGCATTCAAGCGGGCAATGCGGTTACGGGCCGTACTGTTGTATGTGGTAAAGAATCCACCGATCAGCACCTTGCCATCGGGCTGAATGGCTATGGTGTTAATAGTCAGGTTTGCCCCTGTGCCTATGTTAAAGGTAGTATCTAGGCTGCCGTCGGCATTCAAGCGGGCAATGCGGTTACGGGCCGTACTGTTGTATGTGGTAAATCCGCCAGCTGCAATTACCTTCCCATCTGCTTGAAGCTTTAATGACTCCACTTGCGAGCCAAAGCCTGTGCCTATGTTAAAGGTAGTATCTAGGCTGCCGTCGGCATTCAAGCGGGCAATGCGGTTACGGGCCGTACTGTTGTACGTGGTAAAAGAGCCGGCTATCAAAACCTTGCCGTCACCCTGAACATCAAAATCTAGCAGGTTGTTATTTGCCCCGATTTCGGTGTTAAATGAATTATTTGCAGAGGCATCCGGATTAAGTAGGGCTATACGCCCGCAGGTACGCTCATTGTAGATAGTGAACGCTCCACCTAGTAGAATTTTTCCGTCTTGCAGCGACAAAATTTTACTAGGTGGGCTATTTGCACCCACAATATGCGTCACCAATTGCCACCCAGCTAGTGAACCTGTGGTGTTATCATACTTGTGCACAATACGCGCATTGGTTAGAGATGTGCCCTGTTTTAGCCATACGTTTATTGCAAAATCTCCGCCGCCAATGTCGGTAAAAGCGTTGTGTACGGCGTGCCAAACGTCGTTTACGCTATCAAAAAAGAGCGCGTTACCAAAGTTGAACACCTCTAGCGGCACCTGTGCTATTGCCCCGGCGTTTCCGCACGCGTCCACGTAGCGCAAGCTTATCGTGTAGGGGCTGCTGGATAGCAAGAATATACTGGTAAAGCTAGTGCCAGTGCCCGCTACGGTGGCGAAGTTGTCTAGGCTCCATTCCAGCGTAAAGCCCGCCGGGATGCTGCCACTAAAAGCAAGGGTACTAGCCACGCCTTGGGGCACCACGGGGGGAAGTATCCCGCCAGTCGGCTCCGATGGTAGGGCAATCGTAACCGTGGTGCTCGAGGTAGGCGTGGAATTTCCGCAGGCATCTATGTAGCGTACAGCAACATTAGTCTGGCCGATAGTGTTATATAGGCTATCATAAGTAGCACCAGTTGCGGCTATAGTGGCGAAGTTATCCCGGCTCCACTGGGCCGTAAAGCCAGCGGGCGGCGTATCCACGCTGAAGGTAAGCGCACCGCAACCCACGCGGCTTTGCGCAGCAGGAGCCGCTGGGGCTGCGGGCATAGTTACGGTGGCGGTGGTCTGCACTACTTCGCTCACGTTGCTGAACACGTCGATATGTCGAATGGATATCGTAATATTCCCTACTGTACCAAAAAGCCTGCTGTACGCCACCCCTGTTCCCGCTACGGTTGCAAAACCATCTTCGCTCCATTGCACTTCGTAACCGCTCGGTGCTGCCCCCACTGTAAAGGCAAGGGTGGCACAGCCTACGCTAGTTTGTGGGGTTGGAGCAACGGGCACGGGGGCCGGTTCTTCAGAGGCCGCCACCACTACTAATATATCTCTCCAATATTCCACGCCGTCAGCTCTGAGTACAAGGTCGTATTGCCACCCGGGAACAAGCCAAGCCACACCGCCGCCTATATCTTCAGCGGCTTCACTGCGTGCAAGTTCCAGCTCAAACTCCCGGTATACCCGCCCGTCGGTGATATCCGTGCCCACTGTGCGCGTATGGTTACGGTATGCGCTGCGCGGACTAAGCGTTACCGCCCACGCTACACCCTCGCTCTCTGGTGCGCTACTAATCGGCACGCGTAGAATATTCACTTGCCCGGTGGTGGCGTATAGCATAGTGCCAAGATACGCAAAAACAAAAAACCCCCGAGGGTTTCCCGGGGGTCGTTATTAACTAGCTTGGCTAACTAAGCGAATACAAAGCTAGCCGCAAGGGGCACGGGACTCAGTGCGCTTTGGGAAGTGAACGTTAGTGCCGTCCCTGCCTGATCCCCTACTGCCAGCCCCGGGTCGTCGCTAAACGCTCCGTACAGGCCATCGCTGTTTTGGCTACTTGCCGTAAAGCCGTAAAGCCGGTACACGCCCGCCCTATCCGCTACTGCCATTAGCCAGCCACAATCGCTGTTTTTGATTTGATCCAAAAACCGCTTATGCTCAGCCGCCGCAATGCGCAGGTTAGGGTTGTCGCTGTAGCGCGGAATAGTCATGGTGATCGTTTCGGTCGTGAAACTATTGCCCTGCTCAAACGCGCTGATTGGCTGAACCGTGTTTTCGAACGCCTCAATCGTGTACCAGCTTTTGCCTACTGCCAGCGTTACGCTATCTAGTATTTCGGGGTTAGTGCCGTTAAACGTATAGGCGGTTACGCTCTCCGATTCGATGAAATAGGTAACCGATTTGCTACCCCCGCTTACGCGGAGGTCACAATTACGGGCAAACCCAGTGGATATGTTACATACTTTGCATGCCATAACTATAGGGGTTGATAGTTAAACACTTCTTGAGGTCGGAACAGCATCTGTCCATAGGTGAACTGCAGCCGAAACTCCGTGAAATCCTCTTTCGTAGAGTATTGTCGACGGTTAACCACATCTACGTCCACCAGCTCTCCCTCGTTTTCGTACCCTAGGGCTAGGTTACTTTTTCGCATAAAGTACATTCTGCTTTGCGGAAGGGCTTGCAGGCGGCGCACCTCCCAGAACCCGTCAAACATCAGCATGTCGTTAGTTGCGTTTTCGCCTGCCAGCGCGTTCGGAGCAAAAAAGAACTGTCCGGTTTCGCGCATGTAGCCGCGCAGCGCATTAAAAATGTCGTTGGAAACATAGAAACTACCGTACTGTCCCGCGTTGCCATAAGCAAGCGAGCGGGTGTCTTCATCCGCAGCCGCAGCGGCTATCAACTTGTTTAGCTCGGTCGCCACATTGGCGGAGGTGATTGTGCCAGCCGCAATGCCCGGAACCTTTTGGCTAGTGCCCGCACCGGTTTGATCCAGTCTGGTTAGAATGCCATTCAGCACGTGTACCTGAGGATCGTTGCTACTGGTGTAGCTAATCGTTTGCCCGGCAACCGCGGTCATAGCCATAATATCCAAGTCTTGTGCAGCTCTCTCTGCCAGCTTGCGCAGGTAAAAACCGTACACATCAGGGTGATCCTGTATGTTCACTTGTGAGGTGTTGGATACAGAATAGCCGAATTGCAACGCGGTATTTACTAACGCGTTATTGTCTATGGTATCATCATAAACGAGTCGATGCAGAGGCTCGCGCTTTTCGGTAAAAGCAACCCCGCCGTCTGTCCCTGTTCGCGGGCGGTATGGGCGTAGGTTGCTGCTCATCTCCGCGTCGATCCACATCACTGTGCCCCGCAAGCCCATAATCTTTTCGTGCCCGCCGTTGGCATACAGTGTGCTTTGTGCAAACACTGTGTCAACTATTTTTTTAATGTAAACGCCATCAAAGGCATTTCCACCATTGCTATAACTAAATGCCATGATTAGTTTGTTTTACGGTTAAATCCCTCCATCAATTTCTCTGCCATTAGCTTAGCCTTATCCGGGCCTTTCTGCTTGTCCTGCTCAGGCTTTGGCAGGCCGGGGGCTCCCTTTGCGTTTAGCTTCGCCTGTAGCACCTTCAGCTGTTGTTCCAAAGGGCTCACACGGCGGCTAACTTCTTCAGCGAGCAACACGCTAAACTCTTTGGCTGCATCCGCAATGGCAGGGTCTACCCGGCTGGCGCTCACCCTTTGGGCACGCATTTCGGTTTCACCGTCCATTCCGTCTTCACCATCGTCACCGGCCGCAGCCGTTGGCATAAATACAACCTTGCCTTCCTTGCCGTCCGCGTCAATAGCGGGCAGCTCAAAAGGCTCGGTCTCGGGGAACATAACGGCTACCGTCTCCTCCCCGACTGTTACAAAAACCTCCATAAGCTCAATTTTTTGTATAGGCTCGGGCTTTGCGCCCTCTAGTAAATCAGCGGCTTTGCGCAGCAGGGCGGCAACGGGGTTGCTGCGCTGTTTGCGGCTTGCCTTTATTTGTTTGTCTGCCTCTGCTATCGCGTGCCCGTAAAAGCCCTCGATGCTGAAGCCGGTAACTTTATTGCCTTTTACCTCCTTCTGCCAATACTCAGGGTCTTCTACCCGTACGCTCATCATCCATGTACCCTTAGGTAAGCCCGTTAGGCCAAGTGCAACTGCCTTGTCACGCTCTGGATCTTCGATTATCCATTGCTCAACTACGTACGCACGCCCGTTCATATCCACTAGGTGCTGGTGCGTTAGGGCCATGTTGCCGTGATCCCGCGCAAATTTGTTGCGGCTTGCCTCAACTACCTCTTCACTAAACAAAATGTAGTACCCCTGCTTCTTCAGCTCGCGGTAAATCGCCTTGTTTGGGATCAAAACAGGGCCGGTTACAATGCGCTTTTCAGCGTTAGCCGCTGCCATCATCAACTCGTTACGCTCCCCGTGCGCCGATAGGGCGATAAAGCTCTCCTGTATGGCGGGTTCGTCTACAAGGCTAACCGCAAAGGTGCCCATGCTAATGTCCTCGGCGGTCATATAGTAGATTGGCAGGCTATCGTCTAGCTTTTCCGGTTCCATCCCTATAATTAATTTACGCTAAAATACAAATTTTATACTAACTATAGAGTGGCAAGGGCTTCAGCAGTCGCGTTTTCGGCGGATTTGTCTACAACACTACGCACATCCACAACTATTGTTTGCGCTACTTGCTGTTGCACGTTGGTTATTGCGCTGCTTACACCGCCAACCGCGGCCCCGCCCACCATACCTCCCTGCTCATAACCGCGTACCCGCAATTGTTCTAGCCTGCCGATCAGCGGGCGGGCCTCTGGGTGGCGCACTACCTGCTGGGGGGCTACATATTCACCCCGGTGCACAATGCCAGCAGGCTCAAATTTGCCGCCATCCCCAGTATACCCGCCCTCAGCAAACCCGGGGCTAGCGGTCAATACAGTTGCCAACTGTGCGGCACCCACTGCACCGTAAGCTGCCGCTAGGATGCCCGCGCCGATTGGCGTTAGCAGGGCTGTTTGGGCAAGTGCACCCATAATTGCCTGAGCCGTGCTGGTTACCACGCCGAATGCGTCGAATGCTTTTTTCTGGTTTGCCGCCTTGCGTTGCAGGTTCAGCTTATCGCGTTCCAGTTTAGCCGTTACAGCCGCCTCTTCTTCGCGTGCCGCTTGCAAGGCGGCTACCTGATCCTGTTCTGCCAGCAGATTTGCCTTTATCTGATCGCTTTGTGCGGCGTTGCTATCCAGCAGGTT